ATTGTCGTTCTCGTATATGAGATCTTTGAAAGTTTTCATGGGTGGTATGATAAAATTAAGTCTTCATAATATAAGCAAGTGCATAATATGGAGGTCTGTTTTCGTGAGCACCGCCATCACCAGTATTATTAGTTGAAGGATTCGAGTTACCTGTGTTACCACTTACGGCTCCGTTGCCTGTATTACCACTAACTGATATGCTTACGTTAGCACCACTAGTATTAGTTCCTTGAGCACTAAAACTACCATCACCCCAATCTCCAACACCAAAACCACCACCAGAACGCCACACATTGCCACTAATGCTGTGAGAATGGTTAGCTGAACCTGATCCACTAAATGAGTGGGTATGGTTACCAGCGTTAAAAGAGTGAGTATGGTTACTTGTTGTATGACTATGAGCTGGTATTTCAGATGTAGCCAAAGTTACAGTGTTTGCACCACCTGTAGCAGCTACAGAGTAAGAGTTACCAGCACCAACAAGAAATTTATCTCGTAGATCTGGTGTGCTGTTGTTACCATCACATATAACCCAACCAGATGGTATAGCGTTTGTTGCACCAGACCACAAGGCGATTACACCACTTGGTACACCTTCAATACCTGTTAAGTTACCACCAGCACCAACAAAGTTGTCAGCGTATACGTTTGCAAACCTTACAGAGTTTGTACCTAAGTTTCTAGAACTATCTCCGTCAGGTGTAATGTTTTCACAAGTTACGTCACCTGTAAATTCACCACCAGCCAAAGGCATTTTAGTAGCAATACTGTTAGTAATAGTTGTAGAAAAGTTTGCATCATCACCTACGGCTGCTGCTAACTCGTTAAGAGTATTAAGAGCACCAGGAGATGAGTCTACTAAGTTTGATATTGCTGTATCTGTGTAAGCAGTTGTTGCAACTTTTGTACTGTTATCAGATGCAGACTGTGTTGTTGCGGTTACACCATTAACTATAACACCGTTTGAAGTTGTTATTGAATCTAGTTTTGTGTGGTCTGCATCAGTAAATACATTACTGTCAGTAGCAGAATCAACTAAAGTTCTTATTTCAGCAGCACTTTGGTCAGCAGTAGCTGATGCTTCAACACCATCTAACTTAGTACCATCAGTTGCTATGTCTCTACCATCAACTGTTCCTGATACAGCAATATTACCTGTAACAGTTAAAGCTCCAGTTGCTGCGGTTCCAGATGTAGATAAGTTTTGAGCACCAAATGCTGGAGTAATTTTACTTCCAGCTATTGCAGCTGTGTTTGTTACGTCTGCGTTTTCAATAGTTAAGTTGCCATCTACGTTAGCGTCTGCAACTTTTACGTCAGTTGGTAATGTACCACCACCAATCTGACCTACTGATAAAGAGTCAGTCGCTAGCTTACCAGCTATACTAGCACTAGATACATTGTCCAGATCTTCTCTTGCTAGTGGTCTACCACCAGCTTGTGAGCCGTCATGTACAACTGCTGTATCTTTAGTTGTATCAATAGTAACTTCACCTTCGGCTCCAGTAAAGCTACCATGTTGCGTGGTAGTTCCACGTCTTAGTTTTAATAATTTTGCCATTATGCGATTGATCCGAAGTCTAGGGTTAAGTTAGTTGTTGTTATTACGTTTGGTGCAATAGTTTGTCCAGCAATTAAAGCTACAATTTCACTAGCAGTTTGATCTGCTGTTGCACTAGCTTCAATACCATTTAGTTTTGAATGATCTGCGTCAGTAAATACGTTACTGTCAGACGCTGACTCTACAAGTGTTCTAATCTCTGCAGCAGTCTGATCAGCAGTTGCACTTGCTTCTATCCCGTCAAGTTTTGTACCGTCAGCAGCTACGTCTCTACCATCTACTGTACCTGATATAACAATGTTTGCATTTACTGTTTGGTTACCAGTAAATGTGTTAGCACCTAGACCAGCTAAGTTACCAGTAGCTGTAACACCACCTTGCCAAGCACTACCGTTATAAACCTTAAGTTCGTTAGCAGAAGTGTTGTAATATAAGTCTCCAGCCGCTAGCGCATTACCACCACCATCTGTTGATGGATTAGAGGAAGCTATTTGGTATTTATCAGTAAAGTTATTAACATTACTAATATTACTTGCAGCTGTATTGATATTTGAAATATTACTTGCAGCTGTATTTACATTTGAGATAGCAGCTCCAACTGTATTTACATTAGCTATGCTTCCAGCAACATTTGTTACATTAGTGTTATTACTAGCTACTGTAGATACGTTAGTATTATTACCAGCAACAGTAGTCACATTTGCAGAAATACCAGCAACAGTAGTTATATTACTAGATATGTCAGCCAATGTGTCCAAATCAGACACAATTGCAGTTGTAGCCAAAGTATTCATATCAGCTACTACATCTGTAGTACCAAGTATTGCTAAATCTGCAACAGCGTCAGCAGTACCTAATCTTCCTATTTCAGTAGCTTTACCAGCAACAGCTCCTATATCGCTTGAATCAGCTGCAACAGCATTTATATTTGTTGCATTTCCAGCTACAGAAGTTACATTACTAGCTATACCAGCTACAGAAGTTACGTTTGCAGATATACCAGCTACAGTCGAAATATTACTTGATATATCAGCTAGTGTATCCATGTCGGATACGATTGCTGTAGTACCTAACGTATTCATATCAGATACTGCATCAGCAGTACCTAGTCTTCCTATCTCTGTAGCTTTAGCTGCTACAGCTCCAATATCAGTAGCGTCAGCTGCAACAGCGTTAATATTAGATATAGAACTAGCAACTGAGTTTACATTAGATATAGACGTTGCAACTGTATTAATATTATTACCAGTACCAGTTGTTAAGGCATCTGCTATAGAACCTAAATCTTCAAGATAAGTAATTTGACCAGATACAATAGATATATCATTTAATACCGATTGAGTAGGCGATACTGATTGGAATGCAGTTCCGTTATGGACTTTTAAAGTTTTATTTGAAGACGAATCAAACCACATATCACCAGCTGCTAGAGAATTACCTCCACCATCTGTGCTAGGTGCGGATGTAGCTATTTGATATAAATCAGCAAAACTATTAACATCAGATATGTTAGAAGCTGCTGTATTAACATTAGCTATTGATCCAGCTACTGAAGTAATGTTAGAATTAGCTCCAGCTACAGTATTGATGTTAGTAGCGTTACCTGCAACTGCATTAATGTTGGTGTTATTACCAGCAACAGTATTAACGTTAGAAATATTTCCAGCTACTGAGTTGATATTACTAGCATTGCTTACAGCACTATTTATATTTGAAGCATTGCTTACAGCTGAGTTAATGTTACTTGAATTACTTGCAACAGAGTTGATATTAGATATATTTCCAGCAACTGTAGTTACTTCTGTAGCTTTTGGTACTTGTCTATGGAATGAATAAGTATGTAATGTAGTAGTTGTTTCTACAATCATCCCAAAAGTAGCAGCATAAGTTGTGCTATTAGCTAGTCCGTTGATAGTTACTGTATTACCAGTACCTGCACCGTTAGCAATCGTTGCCACTCCAGACCCATTTGAGGTAAGGTTACTAGCGAGAGCCTTGATACTAACAAGAGTACCTGCACCATTATTAACGTCAGGGTTAGCAGTGGGAAAAGATGTTTCATTTGCTATTGGTACAAAACCACCTACATCATCTACAAGGTCAACAATCCTCGCATCAATCGCAGAGGTAGTTGCAACTTTATCATCAGCAGCACTCCAAGTTTCACCTGATTGAATCTCTCCTACAGTATCTTTTCCGTAGAATATTTCACCTGCTCTCTTTGCTGAGTAAGTCTTATTATCACTCGTAGAAGTACCAGAAGTAACAACAGCAGTACCACTAAGATCATTAATAACAGGTGTGGTTAATGTTTTGTTTGTAAGTGTTTGTGTATCGGTAAGTGTTACAGCATTACCTAGTTTTGTATGATCAGCATCTGTAAAGACATTTGAATCACTAGCACTTTCTACAAGTGCTCTTATTTCTGCAGCATCTTGATCAGCAGTAGCTGAAGCTTCTATAGCGTTTAGCTTGCTATGGTCAGCGTCTGTAAAGACATTACTATCTGAAGCTGATTCTACAAGAGTTCTTATTTCAGAGGCTGTTTGGTCTGCTGTAGCTGCCGTTTCAATGCCATCCAATTTAGTACCATCGGCTGCTACATCTCTACCATCTACAGTACTAGATACAGCAATAGCACCTGTAACTGTAAGAGCACCTGTAGCTGCTGTACCAGTTGTAGATACGTTTTGTGATCCAAACGATGGGGTTACTTTTGTACCAGCTATTGCAGCTGACGCATTTATATCACCATTAACAATAGTTCCATCTTTTATCTTTGCACTTGTAATAGCATTGTCTCTAATTTGCGTTGTACTTATTGTAGTACTTTGCTCTTCCTGTAATGCTCTTAATATTTGTGTTTGGTTAGCATTTAGATCTGCAGCTTTAATAGCACTACCAGCTGCATAAGTAGCTTTAGCAGTATCTACACCTGTATCTCTTCTAATTCTAACTATCAGTGTATCTTTAGGTGAACCATCAGATTCGCATACATTTGTATTTACAGTACCTGTAGTATTATCAAATGTAACTGTTTTTGCTGTTGTATCTACTGATTTAATTCTAGCAGAACCGAGATGATTTCCACTACTTCCATTGCCGTCTGTTAATTTATAATAGTCTCCTACAGCTATATTATCTGTAGTTGCTACTCCATATGTTACTGTTCCTCTATCTTCACATAGTTTTGCTGATGCTATAAAGGAAGCTAAATCTATATCTTTATCTCTGTCTAATCCTTTTCCGTATCGTTTGTCTCGCATAAAATCAAGTAGTTGTAGTGTTGGATTTATAGAAGCTCTAAGATCTCCTTGTACTCCTGATATATCAAATTTTACTTGTCCTGCGTCATAGAAATCTTCTCGTAGTAATTTAAACGGAGATTCAATTTCGATTCTTTTTTCATTTGCTGTATAGCTTGTAATTCTTCTTTCTTCTTCTCCAGCTGGAGTTTTTAAAGTTATTGTTGCTCCTGAAAAATCTGAATTTGAATCATACCCATGAAATGGCTGTCCTGATCCTCCCATATAAAAGTTTCTATTTTTGTATATTTGTACTGAA